CAACGTGGCGGGGGTGTCAGCCACACCAGCGTTGCCAAACCCGGCCTTCCTCGCCATCCCTGGCGGCGTACCGGCGCTTCCTCCCGCCTTGCCACCAGCGCACGTCATGACGGCGAATGCGGCCGGTGCATCTTACGAGCAAATGACGGGCATCGGCTGGACGGATGATCTGTTGCGCGCGCACGGCATGATGGTCTAATGGATACCCCTGACGTCAAGACCTGCAATGACTGCAAAAAGGTCAAACCGTTGGGGGACTTCTATAAGAGGAGGTCAGCCAAGGACGGCCTGTTCAATTCATGCCGAGAATGCATGTTGGCGTACACGAAGCAATGGTACGTTGACAATCCGGGCAGACGCGCTAACCATGACAAAAAATATTACGACAAAATTAAGGAGTTGAAAAAATGATTAATCAATACGGAGAACACATTGTTGAGAGATACAACGAACCTGTCGATTTGAGGGGGATCACAATTCTAAAATTGAAGGCGGTCTTATTGAAAACTGGATTGTCGTGTTCGAGTTTGTATGTATATCTAGGCAATGGCACTTTCCCAAAGCAGGTTAATCTTGGTCCTAGGTCGGTAGGGTGGATTGAATCTGAGGTTGATGGTTGGATAGTCCGTAGAATGGGAGAAAGAAAATGAAAGTCCATCAATTGATAGGTATGTTGCGCGAGTCACCCCGCAACAACGATGTTGTGGTCGTCACGCATGACAAGAATTGCATCGAGCCGTGCGCGCTCAACACGAAGCCGGGTCTGACCGTCTTGGAGTGCCGGAAGCAAGGCCCGAGCGTGTTTCAGCGCCATGCAATCATCCGATTGACCAAGCTGGCAGAAGAAGCTGTGACTGACTATAACGTCCAAATGGCGCATGGGGGTGAGCTAACTTATCCCCAGTGGGCGAAGGACGTGATTGATATGTTGTCGGTGCATCTGTAATGGCAACCTACGTCCTCGATACGGAGTGCTACAAAGACTATTTCCTTCTGCTGATCGAGGACGTGGGCACCGGGGCGGTCATGGGAGCTGAAATGTTCCCCGGCCACCCGTTTCCGCTCACTCAGCTTCCACCGGGCCAGTACATCACGTTCAACGGGATCAATTATGATTTTCCTATTCTGTCTCTTGCTCTGGCCGGTCATAATAATGAGTTCCTTAAGCTCGCTTCTGACAAGATTATTGTTGGGGGCATGAAGCCGTGGGAATTCAGAGACTCCTTTGGCGGCGTCGATATGTCGGGCGTCGATCATATTGACTTGATCGAAGTGGCTCCGGGTCAGTGCTCGCTCAAGGCATACGGCGGTCGTCTGCATGCCCAAAAGCTACAAGACTTGCCCATCGAGACCTCAGCGTCCATATCTGCATCCGACAGAGCAGACTTGACCCAGTATTGCAAGAACGATCTGGCGTTGACCAAAGCTCTGTACCTCAAGCTCAAGCCACAGATCGACTTGCGTATCTCCATGTCCGAGCAGTATGGCGTTGACTTGCGATCCAAGTCGGATGCGCAAATTGCCGAAGCTGTGATTAAGAAGGAAGTCGAGGTGCGTGTCGGTCACAGGATCTATCGTCCCGACATATCTCCGAACTACAAGTTCAATTACATACCCACATGTTTCATCGCCTTCTTGTCCGATGGCATGAAGCTAGCCTTCGATATCGTCTGTCGTGCCGAGCTGACCTTGAACGAGAAAGGCTCAGTCGTCATGCCCCGAGAGCTGGAAGAAATGCGAATCAGAATAGGCCAAGGTGTGTACAGGATGGGCATAGGTGGTCTTCATAGCACCGAGTCTAGCGTATCGTATCGGGCGACCCCCGGCATGCGCATAGTGGACCGTGATGTGACTAGCTTCTATCCCTCCATCGTCTTGACGCAAGGTTTGTATCCTAAGCAAATGGGGCCGGACTTCCTGGCCGTGTACAAGTCGCTAGTTGATCGGCGCGTTGCGGCGAAGGCTTCGGGAGACACTGTGACAAATGAAGTGATCAAGGTGGTTATCAACGGGTCGTTCGGTAAGTTCGGCTCGAAGTGGTCAACTCTGTACGCTCCCGAATTGATGATCCAGGTGACGATCACAGGGCAACTCGCTATCTTAATGCTGATCGAGCTGGTGGAGAGCATCGGCGTGCGTGTGGTGAGTGCGAACACTGACGGTATTGTGATGCTGGTCCCGAACGAGTGCGAAGAGTCATTGTCGGCCATGCTATCGGCCTGGGAGATTGTTAGCGGATATCAGACTGAGGAGACAGAATACAGCGCCATATACGCGGCAAACGTCAATAATTACATCGCGGTCAAGACTGACGGATCAGTCAAGCAAAAAGGGATCTACGCGTTCGTCGGAAGCAAGAAGTCCGAGTTGGAAAAGAACCCGACGAATGCGATATGCGTTGATGCTGTGATCGCCTTGTTAAGCGATGGCACTCCCATAGACCGGACTATTTATCGGTGTGAAGACATAAAGCGGTTCCTAACATGCCGTCAAGTCAAAGGCGGGGCGATGTACGATGGAGCCTATCTAGGTAAAGCGGTTCGTTGGGTATATGGTTTGGACAAGTCGAAATGCATCACTTATAAAACCAACGGTAACAAGGTTGCGCGTAGCGATGGGGCTATGCCGTTGATGGGATTGCCGGAATTGTACTCACCAATCCAAATTGACTATGATTGGTACATAAACGAAGCAATGAGTATTTTGCGTGACATAGGAGCTGTGTAATGTTCTCTTTCATATTTGTCTTGATTTGTGTTTTGCTTGCAATTTACAATCCTGTTTTATTATTAGTCATGATTGCCGTTTGGGCTCTTTGCGATGCATGACTTGTACAAAACGACCGACAGAGAGGCGGCGATACGGACAATGGAGCGCATGAACGATAAATCCATTGTCATGTTGAGCCGATTCTATCGCAAGTCCATACGCCTCAAGAATGCTGCTGTGGCTGACATTCCATCCGTTCTGATCCGTCCATTTGATGATCGTGCGGCTTGGGATGTTGACTACTGGGAGCATAAGCGCGGCCTCATGTTCTACAAGCATGAGTACAGCAAGGATTGCATGCCGATGTGCGACGCGCTTCTGTTCACCGAATGCCCGCTCACGCACAAGCTTTTTGCTTCCTATGCCAAGCGCGCGAGGCGCGACGTGATCGTGTACATGCCGCCCTCGTGGGGGATGCAAGAAGAAGCGTTGGATTTCAGGTTGCCTAGCTCTGACTATCACAGGGCCTTGCTCGCAACTGTGGCGTGCTGGCGCGGGCGTGATCTGACTCCGATCCAGGAGGCCGCGGTGATGGCGTCAGGGCGTGAGCGGTCCGTCACAGCAGTGTTCTATGCACCAGAGGTCCAGAACATTCTGGGCATTGATGAATGGTCCCTGCGTCACATTCTGGACTTTAAGACGCGAGGATTCATGGATCGTTACGACCTGTACACGCCCAACGTCGAGCCGGACTTGCCTAACTTGCTCGATACATACCGGATTCTGGAAGCCGAACCGAACATGCATCGCGGCGCCCGTATGCTTCGCTTCGGTAAGTTGTCGGATAGGTCGCATAACATGCGGCTACAGGTTCTTGTGCGTGGCGGGTTCGTTACGCGAGGCGTCAGCATTTATATCTTGAGCGAGGGGTACAAAGAGCCTGACTGGGATATGGTTGACAACAGGGTGAATTTTAAGAGAGGGCAGTGGTACAAGATGCGCAACTTGATCGAAGCTGCGCCGGATTATGATTTGTCGTCAAACTCAATCTGAGCAACCCGTATCGTCTTTATCCGTGGTGCCGAAGTCTGATACAACGCGTTAAGCTCAGCCAGGACAGACGCCTGATCGTTATTCACAGGGGCGTCTGAATGACTCCCCCTGAGCTGCACAGCGGCCTTGAGCTTGACCTCGGCCATAGCAGCCGTATCGAACGGCATCGCCGCAAGGTCGTGGATGATGTCGATGGCTTCAACACGATAGGATCGGGTGAGTTGTTCGAGTTGCTTCGAGAACTGCTCAACGGACAGCTTGTCGTAATTGGCGTCCGCTTTGACTTTAGATATGGCGGCAACGAAGCCCTGCATTTCTTCAGACGCGCGAATGTACCAATCCAGCTCGCGCGGCGTCACGGCGAGATAGCAAGACGCCAGGAACAGATCACCGCGAGCGGTCGTCAGGGCTTGCCTAACGGTCGTCTCGCTTATCAATCCCTGGGCTAATGCGTTACCGGACATTTATTTTGGAGCCCATTGAGGTAATTTTTCTGCTGCATCCCAAGGATCACTCACTTCAAAACCCAAGGGGATGCTGATCAGACGTTCCAAAGTGTCAGCCAAAACATGTTCAAGATGATATGGCGCTTTCGGATCGAAACCCGGATCGTCCGCATATTTTGACCCAGGCTCAACAGCTAAGTCGAACGCCAAAACATCAGGTTCGGGAACACCTTTATGCAAAAGTAAATGGAACTCCACGAATTCGTGGAGCAGCACGGAGAAGTTGTACCTCCAATCGCCGAGGTCAGAGACTCGGAACTGTAACGTCCCGTCCTTGTCCGTCCAGTAATCCCCAAGCGTATCATACCGTTGCTCTGCATGCGGGATTACTTCCATCACGATACGCTTCAGCTTGATCGTTTCTTCACCGGCTTTTTTGAGGTTGAAGGTTTGCCGAACATACCGGCCTTGCGTTCCTGGGCCGCCCTTAGGAACCACTTTAGCGCCTTTTTTGTGCGGGTCGATTTCCTTGCCGTGCATTTTGGTAGCCATTTCAAAACTCCAATCCTTTTGCATAACCCAAACGATGCAGGTCAGGCAACTGCTTCTTCATCCTACCCGCCCCAATGTCTGGGCGGTAGAACATGGAATTTGGGATTTTAACCTTCTTTACGGCAGTGTAGCAATCTTTTCTCGCAGCTGTGATTGTCTCCCCGGTGCCAGTCACAACCATAGTGTAATCTCCGCACGTCACGAGTCCCGGCATGTCAACCACCTTGTCACCGACCATTGTAGGAGCGTCGCCCATCATGACTTCCGACAAGTGAATATGCTCCATATCGTCGGCGCCTCGGATCGGTATGCCGCACAGCTCTTTGTTCGTTATTTTGGAATAGGGGAAGTCGGGCAGAGCGATGAGGACACTCACACAGATTTCACCCTCGATGCACTCCATTGTGTCGCGTCCGTTCACCAGATCCAGCATCCACTGGATAGGATCGTCATTTTTAACGTGGGCCATAACATTGTGACGAGTCGGCCAACCGTCACGCATTGTCCACTCCATAGGCCAGGGGCCGTCTGCGTCAATGATGCAATTATTGTCAATGTATCCGACATAGCCGATTTTTTCCAAAATTGGACCGATGGGGAGCAAGACCTGTTCTGCTAATTTTGACTTCTTTGTCATTCGGCTGAGCGTACCCATTTCTCCGGTATTCACACCCAGGTCGTCGGCCATGAGTTTTTTGTATTCCCAATTCTCATAGAACCACTTGGACCAGCCCCCCGGTCCGTACCAGCCGCCAACCGCCATTTCTACGCCATACTTACGCTCTTGTAAAATAAATCCATCCTTCTTTGCCGATTTGCGCAAGTCCTCGCGCTCCTTCCATCGACCTAGCATATATACCAGGTCGGCAGGATCGGACGCCACGTATGACAATGCCTTGTCGGCGTCACCGGACGGCTTGCTGACTAGATATTTTGGATGCTTTTTGACGAACTCGGCGGCTTCGTCGTAGTCGAAAAACGCCTTGCTTTCCATGATCTTGATTCCGACCTTTTTCATGGCGGCTTGTCCGGCTGCGCGGTTCAGCTCCATTTGCTGAGCCTCGATACCAGGCGCTAGGATCGGGTATCCCTGCTTACGGTACGGTTCCAGCATGGCAATGTGATTGGCATTGTCGGGGAGATAGATCAGATCCGCCCAGTCCAGCCATTTGCGCTGAATTTCGTTGTAATCCGTCACCTTTTCAATCATGCCCCGTCCGGCCAATCGAGGCGACCCATCCTTGCGCGGGCGGTCCCACCATTTTACTTGCCACCCGGCAAGCTGGGCACGGAGAACCATATCCAGGCAATTTGAGGCATTGTCAATAATTAGTAATCTCTTGCTCATGGCCCTGGTACTTTCTGTGCGTATTGACTTGTGGCTATCCCCGCTGCGGGAGCGGCAACGTCACCCTTTGGTATTTTGTCTCCAGTGGCGTTTAACACACGCGCCATCATCGACTTGAATGTGGCGCTTTTGTCGAGCATGAACGCCGCCCAATTTGCGGGGTTCTTTGTCAGCAAAGACACACCCAATGGGTTCCTATTTGCGTCCATTAAGACCCGACGCTCAGCCAATGACAGGGTTCGGATCAGGCGTGACTCCTGCTTGTTGAAGTCGACAATTTCTGGCGCATTGTCAGCCACACCCTCTTTTAATCCTCGCGCAATTGCCTTCTGCGCCTCAACCGAAGCCTCACCCATTTCCCCGTATTTTTTGGACAATTGCTTGTACGTCCCTTGCTTCAACTCTTGCGCTAGAGGTACAGGGATTTGACCATTCTTACCAGCGAGCAATGGATGGGTTTTAAACTCATCCCACGCGGCCTTAATGGCAGCCATATCGGCTTTAGGATTGGCTTGCTTTGAAAATGTATCCAGTTTTTCTTTGATGTAGGGCAGAATCGAACTCATTCTCACCGAGCCTGTATTGTTCTTCACCGCGTCGGCTATCTGATTGTCCAACTCGGTTATCTTAGCGCGCAGCTTAGCCACCCCACCCTTGGACACATTGATGCCCTGATCGAGCAAGGTATCTATTGCTGTGGCCGCGTCGCCACTCTTCAGTGCTTTCATGGACGGCTTCAAGGCCGACTGCATAAGAGATTCAGCACCCCCCCGTAAGCCCTCAGACGCACCTTTGAGTGCGGGAGCACCGTACCTCATGCCGACGAGCCCTGGCGCTTGATTGATGCCTTCCTGAACGGCATTTCCCACCCCTTGGCCGACGTCACTTGGGAAGTTTGAACGGATCATATTACCGACGCCTTGCCCTGTGGCCGACACCCCTTGCCCGATGAGAGCCATCGGGTTGTATTTGGTGATCGCCTGACCCAGTTCGCTTCGCGGTTGATATGTCATTTGTTCTTGGACATGACGCTTGAATCCTTCTGGATCACCACCCCCAGGAGTCGGAGCGACAAGTTCCTTTCCCATAGCGGCCAAACCCGCCACATCGGAAACAGGTTTGGCTATCATGCTCGTTCCGATATTGGCCAAAGCGCCACCTAGCGGGCCCATACCGTAGGCTTCCTTAGTGACTGGCGCTTTGGCTGTCACAGGCAGCTTCTTGTCGAACTGGTCAAAGGGGTTCCCCGTCACCTGATCCGGCGTCTTTATATTGTCGAACTGGTCAAATTGATTGGCCATTACGGTAGGTATCCATATTTCGCCTTGAAGTCGGCTTTCGCTTCAGGATGAGCTTTCAGATACGCTTCCGCTACAGGAGGGGCCTTTGTTTCCGATGACAAACCAGACGACGCCTTCTGCCCCTCACCACCCAATTTTTGATATTTGATAGCGTCACCGTACGTCTGCAAGCGGTTGTCACCTTCGCCCAACATCGCTGGCGCCGATCCTTCATTGAATGCCCTTGGAGTCATACCTGTGTTCGCCCAACCCTGCGCCACTTTCGCGGCTTCCGGTGCCAACTGAGCGATAGAGGCCGTGCCACCAGCTAAGATACGAGCAGATTCCATAGCCGTTGCATGCATATGGAAGAACAGACTACTGAACGCCGGATCACCGGTCCATTTTTGTTCGCCGCGAGCGATAGCGTTAATCACAGGGCTTAGATCAGACGATGGTAATTTCTTGAAGTCGTCCTGAACCTGACCGATGTTATATTTCAACTGATCGACTGCTTGCTTCGTAGAACCCTGCATTGTGGTCAACTGCCCGATGGATTTCTTGCCGGCGAACTGAGTTATTTGATTGTTCGCTAGAGACAGACCCGCTTTATCTGCCGGTAGTCCAGTGGCTTCCATTTCCTGTTTTAACGCTTCGGCCTGAATCTGACGAGCTTGCGTTTCCGAACCTGCGCCACGACCTCGAACCAACGAACTAAGCGGGGCTCCCGCACGAAGTTGCGCTCCGAGCGATTGGATCAAGGCTGGGTCTACTGGCGCGTTTGATGCTGCGTTTTTTTTCTTTTCTTCGGCGAGTCGTCCTTGATTCACGGCCAAGTTACCCTGAGACACCTTGAGTTCCCCTGCCTGATTGGTCTCAGTGG